CAGCATCTGTATAGGTCATACCTATACGGGAATAACCTTCAGCTGCGACGATTTGGTTAAATTCGGTGGATATTTCGTCAGACACATTAACTGCATTATCATCTCCATAGGAGATCATAGCACAATGTGTTTCAAAGTCGTGGATGTTTCGAGTCGGGCACATTTCCAAAAAGACAACACGCATAGACAAACTATTATAAATAGAATTCACAATAGCTGTAATGGGGCATCCTGAGGGAATGGAGTGGGTCCATTGATATAAGTTGCCTCTGCACGCATGTACAGAGTGAACAATATCATTCCAGAGAGTGGTTCGGGCGAGTCGGTTGGTGGGTCCATCATCATACCAATCATTTATGATATCAAGAACTCTCCACAATATTTTGGCACAAAGAGTACCATCATACTGTGCAAAGTCTCCATCAAAAACTTTTGGTCCTTTGCTAGTTAATTTATTGGATAACTGATGCCATTCGAAAGAATTGGGATCAATTCCTACTGCAATTTCATTGGAAATTCTATTGTCCATCACATGGGCCATAAACATCATAAAATACTTTCTAAAAAGCACTGTATAATGCATAGGTCCATTAGAAAAAACTCTAGTTTTTCCAATATCAACTTTAGCGTGAGGCAAAACTTCATCTTTCAGAGTATCAATCCAAATTATGTCGAGTCGTTGTCCTTTTCGGATTAGCGCTTCCTGTTCATCGCAATACTTCTTGAGCTCAAGAGCTCCTTCAGTAGTGAAATCCCAGTCGGCGAAACCCATCCAGTGAGTCTTTCCTTTTCCTTTGTGAGGTAGACGACTCCAGGGGAAACCTGGAGACGTAACACGAGAAATACCATTTATACCATCTTTATCAGAGATGCCACAAATAGCCTGCTCGTGTGTGAGCAAAATCTTGGGGCGGTTTGAGCCAACTCTATCATAGTATAAATAACTTTTGACAGAGTTAACTGCGAGATCGAGGTTTTTGGTATCACATGTCAGTGCTTGAAGACCAGCTTTTTGAATTCCTTTTAAAAGAGGATCAATAAGCTCACCTTCAGCATTTCGAAATCGTTGTAAGCGGGCGGGTCGTTTAAGTGTGGGTTGACTAGAGGCTAAAAATCGAGGGTC